GTAATAATTGTAACAATGAAAAGAATAATATTTTTTTTTGTAAAGAATGTGGATGTAATATCAAATCTTGTCGTAATATTAAAAAATTAGAAAATACATATTGTGATGAGCATACATGTAATCATAAAAATTGTTTTAATAAAATTGTTGAAAAAACATATTTTCGCAATGGTAAGATAAATAATTGTAATAATCATGCAGAAATTGTCGAAGAAACAAATTTTTGCCAAGATCATACTTGTAAATTAAATAATTGTAATAATAATGCAGAATTTGACGATAATGGATATTGTCAAAATCATCAAAATCAATTAATTAAAGATGAGAATAGCAATGTTTGTCAAAATTGGAAAAAAGGATGTACGTATGATAAATATAAAAAAAACTATTGTAGGAAATGTTTTACTCAATATAATAAAAAATTAAAAGAATCATTAAAATCATTAGATATATAAGAAAAACTGAAATCTATTATTTTAAGACATAAGAAATATTCCTATGTCTTAAAATGTCAAAAAATGTTTAGATAAAGATCGTAATACAACGAATGTAGAAAATATTCTATAAAAAGGATAAGTACTTTTTCATTGTAGTGATCCATATAATGTCAATTCTAAACGACGTTCTGTAAATATTCGGTTTATACACAAGTCCTCTTCTAAACTTAAAATTGGTGATCTTTCAAATCCTTATACTAAACTTATTAGAACAAAACATTATTGTAAAAATATTAATGATTCTTGTGAATTTGATTTTGAAAACAATAATAATAGATATAAATTTAAATAAATAAATGTACCATATAATAAATATACAGTGTTAAAATGTGTAATTCATTTGAATACTCCGCATAAAAACCAAAAATTGGGAAAACTAACGAATCTGATATTTAAAGAGTTATGAAAATATTATGGAAATTAATAAATAAATTCTAGTTAAATCTATAATATGGATAATATTCAGATTAAGAATAAATATCTAAAATATAAAATAAAATATCATGATTTAAAAAATTTAATGGAAGGTGGAAATATAAAATTGCAAGAAGAATTTATGAAAAGATGGTTAAAATTTAGAAAAAGTGATTTTATAAAAATACTTAAAACTGCATCTAAGGATGAAATAATTTCTATTGAAGGATTTATAGAATATTGTAATGATATATTTGAAGAAAAATCTAAAGAACTTGATAATTTAGAAAAAGAAATTAAATCAATTGACGATAACATAACTCAGGTATTAGAAGATATTAAAATTGAAAAAAAAAAGTATGTAACAACTGGTAAACTTCTTACAGATTTAAAAAGAAAGAAAAAAAAATTAAATGCACAAAAACAAAAACAAGATGAATTATATCAAAAATTATATCCAAAAATTGAGGAATATAAATCTAATCTTAAAATAATTTTAGATAATATTAATGAAAATGTTGATATGCATTATATATGGTACGGTAGCTTTAAATTTGTACTTGAAAAAATGGTATATGCAAATAAAGATATAAAAGATCCTTGGAAGTATTACAAAACACTGAATGATTATTATTTTTTTTCTTTTACTCGTCTCTATTTAAATAAAACTGGATATAAACAATATATGCATAATAGAGATGAAACTATGACTAAAGATGAAATAGAAAAGCTTTTTTCTGGTGATCCTATACAAGAAAAAGAATTGGTAGATAAATATAAAATGTTACCAATAACAAAATAGATTAATAGGATTAATGTGAGTGTATAAAAATATTTTGAACTAAAAATAAACCATAAGATCAATTAATTACGCAATTCGACTAAATTTATGCTATCATGTATCATGGATGGCTAACTGAAAGCATAATAATTTAGATAAAAACTGAAATATATTATTTTAAGACATAAGAATTATTCCTATGTCTTAAAATGTCCCAATGTCTTGCTAAAGATCGTAATAACACCATATGTAGCAGGCATAGATTTTATTGCATTAATAACATCAGCAGCAGGAGAAACTAAATTTGCATTACCTAATTATGTTTTTATTAGTTAAATTATTTATTTTTTATTTTTTTTATAACTTCATCGTTTGTTAATCCAATATATATTTGTAGATTATAAATAGAATCTATACGCTAAAAAAAACTATTTATTGATTCATTTAGATTATATGTTATTTCTTCCATAAAAGTTTGTCTATCAGTATAATTTTTTAATATTTCTAGTTGTTTATCTTTATCTTTCCTTTTAATTGAACTTTTTATTTCAAAAAATAATTCATCAATGTATTTTGGAAATTTTGTATATATATCATCATCTTTTATTTTAGTATATGTATCAATTATTTTTGTTATAATAGTTAATGGTTCTTCATTTTTGAATTCTTCTAAATAATATTTATAAAATAAATAAATATTATTATTTTTCATTTCAAAATTTGAATATAATTCTTCTTTAACTATTTCTTTAATAGAATCATTATTAACATTAATTAAATCATCATTATTTTTTATATCGCTCCAATCGAATATAAATGGTTCATCACAATCAAATGATAAAACACATGTTAATATTTTTTTCCCATTAAATTTTTTATAATTTTCAGATATTTTATTATCCTCATTCTTTTTAACATTCTTAATTAAAAAAGTATCAAATATACTATCTAACATAACTTCATTGTAATTTAATTGATTAAATTGTGGTTTAATATAACATACAAACACAACATCATCATTATAAGCAATCATATTAAATTTCTTATAAATTTCAAAATCAGAAGAATTCCCATTAAAATATACAAAATGATCTAATAACCATTTTAAATTTACATAATCTGTCTTTAATTTATTATATAATTCTGAGATTAAATTAATCTTATTATAATGTGATTTTAAATATATATCTTTTTCATCTGGTTTTGCTTTTTTATATAAATCAATTATATCATAAAGATCACTAATTGGTAAATCACCAAATTTACCTTGGTCTGATAATTGCATTAAATGATACATTATTATAGAATCTAAAACTTTTAATTTCATATTGCCACCTTTTCTTAAAAAATTAGAAAGTTTTGTCCGTGTCTTATTTATTCTTTTTTCTAAAACATACGAATATACACTGTAATCGCCTTCTTCACTAGAATATTTTAAAATTGGTAAATTTGTTTTAATATTTTTTTTGTTATAAAGATTTTTATAGTAAGTTCTTGAATTTAATGTATAATTAATATCTTTATCCAATATGTTTCTCAAAACTTGATAAATTTGTTGGAAACTAATATTTTCATCTTTATCATTTAATTTATCTTCCATAATTTTGAATACTAATACTATATAAAATGTAATATACCTAACACAATGATGTTTCATATCAATTAATTCTTTATTTTCTTCTTCTTCTATTGGTAAATCATTATATTTTGTAAATTTAAATATTTTTTCTGAACAAATATTAAAGTTTTTTGCTTGTTTCTGAGTATTTTGAAACATAGACTCTAATTTTATAGATTTAGATATTTTTATATAAGGTTCTATATTGTATTTATCTCCAGATTCTGACATATATTTCTGAATTCTTTGATGAATATTATCATTGTTACATTCTAACCTTATATATAATTTTTTCTTCATTCTAGTTAATGCAACATGTATTAATGAATCATATATTAAATTATTAGATTCATTACTGAACTTCTTCAAACCATCCTCACTTAAACCAATAACAAAAACAACTGGTCTTCCATCTCCTTTTGACGAATGAATTGATACAATTCTAGTAGCATTATCAGATTCTGTTAAATCAATAGAAGTACCCGAATCTGATTTATGAAAAACAGAATGTTTAATATATTCTTTATCTTTATATTTTTTTTTCCAAAAATTTCTAATATTAGTATTCAAAGCATCTACTAATGTATTTTTAGATGAAAATGGAGTAACAATTAAAAAATCATTTGGTCTATAATTATTTACTTCAACTTCGTTTATATAATGTTCCATTATTTTATCTATTTCGTCTTGAACTTTATTATCATCATCATAGGAATAAACTGTTCTTCCATTAAATATTACTAAAGAATCATCATTTATTGTTTCATTTGATGATTTAACTATTGGTAATGAATATTCTTTTGAAAAAGGTACAATTGAATTAACAAAATTAATTAATTTCTTATCATTAAATCTTCTACAAATGTTGGATGGTTGATATTTAGTAACATTGATAGTATCATTTGGTAAATCGTTTTTATATAAAAAAGCAAAAGAATTCTTTTTTATTGAAATACTCTGTAATAAATCCCCTACACCATAAAAATCAACATATCTGTCTCTTGTAATTTTAATTACTGCTTTAATATATTCTTCTGATAAATCTTGCATTTCATCACCAATTAATAATAAACGTTTATTCAAGTTAATACCTCCCGCATATTGGACTTTTCCATTTCTTGTACATCTTAATTCTTCATCAATTATTGATTTAGCCATTGCTACAAATTTATCACAAGCTTTAATTTGTTGATTACCTAAGGCAAATACAAAAGAATCAAATGTTCCTATAATTATTTTTCTTTGATTGTTTTTTGATTTATTTTTAAAATTAATAATATATTTTTTACTTACCTTATTTTGATTTATAATTTCAACATCATTTAAATCTCCTCTTTTCATTTGATCTTCAATCTCACTTCTAATAACATGTACAGCTGAATGTTGTTTTGTCAAATAAACAAACGTATCATAATGTTTAAATTTTTCATCTTGAATTAATTGAACTATACCATATGTTTTACCATTTCCTGCTCCCTGTTGTTTTACATAAATATTTGTTTGAAGTATTTTTTCATCAGTAAATAACTGTTTATTTTTTTTTAAAGAATCAATAAAAATTTCTTTAGATACTGGTAATTGAACATCAATCATATTACTTTTCACAAATTTAGGATTAACTTTATAAAGTTTATTTTCAATATCAATATATATATTATCATAACTTGTAAAACTTTCGTATTTCCATGGGTCTGATTTGAATTCCAAAAATATCCTACTACTATTTTTTAATTCAGTTACTTCAACAGTATCAGAACCATCTATAATCCATAATATATCTTTATTAACTAAATTCCAATCATGCTTTCTATTATCAACTTCTTCTTTACTAATACAACTGTGTTGAAACTCAATAACTTTTTTTTCATTTAAATCTACATCTGCTCTCCTATTTGATTTAATCATATTTTTATGGTTATAAATTTTTTCTTTTATTTCTAAAAAATAATTTCCCCATATACAATGCCAATCTGTCATTGGATTAGTTGTTCCTTCTTGATTATTTTTAATTCTAAAATGTGATCTAAATTTACCTTGTTTACTTTCTACATATTCAAGTTGTTTTCCATTTTTATCAAAAATATCATGTTTTAAGATAATTGACCTTGGAATTTTTTTTTTAATTTCATTATATCTTTTTACAGTATATTCATTATTATCGATATATACAGAATTATATTTTAGACTCATTGATTAATACTTTAATGATTGTTTAAATGTATTTAAAATTTATATACAAAGTTACTAATTATATATTGTAAGTAGGATATTTTTCTATTACCTTATTTTTTTAAACATTTGATAATTTTCATAAAATGTTTTTGAATTATTACATTTCATTTTCAGTCCATAGATAAAAAAAGTATGTCGACCACAAAATCAGCAAAGAAAACAATAATAGAAAAATTAGAAGAAGCGAAAAGAATAATAAGACAATTGGACGCAATAACTCAACCGGTTAATGTAGATGTATAAAATGTTTTGAACTAAAAATAGACCATAAGATCTATTTTTAATCAATTTTATTTAGCAAAGCTAAAATGAAATTCATTTCGCAATGCGAATAAATTTATTCGTTTATATCATTAATATCATAAATAAAAAATTCTTAGATTGAAACTAGCAGCTTAATTTGAGTAAGCTCACTTTTATCCCTTAAGTTTCCCTAAGGGGTGGACTGTATCTTAAGCCAACTCAGGTTGCTTAAACCTTCATTGTTGACCCATATCCGTTCAGTCTCTGACGCCCTACCATTGGCTAGCATAATCGCCTTTAGGTAGTTAGCATGCGGATTGCCCAATCCTTTTCGTTATTACCATACCCGAGTACATTACTCTCGGCCACACAAACCTTTCGGAATTGTGCTTGGTAGAAAAGGCTATAAGGGGTTTCCCGAACAACAAGATATGTCGCATAATTGAAACAAAAATAGTTTCAAAAACACTAGCAACTGGCCTGGGTATTGTTACGACGGCACAAGTGATTTTCCTATAACAAGAGATCGTTTTTGTTATAGCACGTTGCTTTTCGGATCAGTTCTTCAAATTAATTCTGAAAGCTTAACCCACCCATACCACTCATTACTCTGAATACGTTGTAATTTACAGCGTATACCTTGGTGACACCATCATCGGCGGTGTTACTGTAGGTTGATTCAATGTTAAGAGTAGTGTTATCAATTCTTGAGAAATTGCAAGTACCAGATGGTTGATGATCTTCTGGCTTAAGAGCAAATGAGTATACGTTAATACCATCAGCAGGGGTGTTGCTGAAGTGTTGGTATGGTTGTACGTAGTTGAAGTAGTTACCGTCTCTGGTAGTAAATCTATCGTGACCGTTAAGTTGTAACTTAGCGGTTTTGACTGGGTTACCGGTACCGGTTGGGGTATCAGAGTAATTGTGGTAATCTCTTACGGAGTAAGAGTTGGCAGTTAAGAAAGCAACTGGGGTAGCAGCCATACCAGCAGTTAATTCAGAAAGAGTTAAGTTCAAGTCTTCGTTGGTTAATTCGTTTCTTAGGATGACAACATTTTCAGCAGAGGCAGCAGCAGAGTTAGCGGCACCACCAGCAGCGGCAGAGAATAAAAGTTGGGCATCAACCTTGGCTAACAAAGCGGTAACAGCAGTGGATAAACCAGCTGCGGCAGTTGGAACATCTCCTACTTCGAAAGTACCGTCAGTCATAGCGATGGAGTAAACACCAGCACCGTTAACGGCAAAGTCACCTCTGGTAGCAAGCCATAAGTATTTGGCAAATCTTTCCTTGGCAGCAGCCCAGTCACCGTTGAAGGCCCAAGCTAACCAGGAGTTCTTGCCAGAGAATCTTGTCTTTAATACATTCCATACAAGATACTTGGATGGGTGATTGAAGTTAAGTCTGTATTTCAAGTTGGAAGCGTTGTAAGTTTCGTCACCAGTGAATTGAACTTGTTCGATCAAGTATTCGTGAGCAGCTTGAGCGAATCTCTTTCTTTCTTCAGAATCAAGATATACGTAGTCAATCAATAAGTAAGCATCCTTCATCAAGTCGTTGTTAACGGCAGCTGGGACAGATGTACCAGTGTAGTTAACTAAGTCAGCAGCTTCTCTCAATTTCATGGTAACTCTAACATCGTGGTATTGTAAAGCGATAAGAGGTAAAGCTAATCCGTTGTTTCTGTTGAACCAGAAACATAATGGAACATACATGGTAAATTCAGAAGTGGTTGATGGAGCACCGATAGATTTAAGGGAATCAACATCACCGATCATTTGAGAGTATCCTCTGTCGTGGAAACTGTTTCTGGTTAATTCGTACCATACGTTAAGCCAGTCACCGTATTGTTCGTCAATTTTGGATCCACCAACTTCGATCTTGCATGATTCAATCATAGCGTGACCAAGTCTGGAAACGTAACCCCATCCGGATCTGGCTCCAGATTTAAGGGTGGCAACTAAGTACATATTGGTGATTAAATCACCGTTTCTGTTAACGTTGCAGGTAACGGTTCTACCGAATTCGGCAGCACCTTGAAAAGTTTGTTGAATTGGTTCAACAGAAAAGTTGGTATGTCTTCTGTACACGACCTTAAAAAAAGTAATTTGTGGTTGGCCGGTAAGATAAACATCTTGGGCACCGTAGGCGACTAATTGCATAAGTCCTCCTCCCATATTAGTATATAACTTAATAAAGAAAAAAAATTTTTATATATTTTTATTATTCCAAATATTAAATTTTTCAACTAAAAAATAGTAATTTCTAAATAAAAATTTTTATATATTTTTAAATTATTTTTTAAAATACAAAAAAGTTAAAATTTCTATAACTTTTTATTTTCAAATGTCTATAATTCGTTTAATTATAATTCTATTTCTAGATGATTTTTAAAATAATTAAAAATGAATCTATCAATTAAGATTACAAATATATCTATTTTTTATAAATATTGGCTTAAAGTAAATTTTTTCTTTATATATAATGTCTAATTTTAAAGTTAAGAACAAGAAAAAAGAAAAAACAGACTTCAGAGATTCAACTACTTTGGATAAAAAACACAAGGAATATTCAGAAATGTTCCACACACAAAAAAATAACATTGATGATAAAAAAATAAAAATAGAAGAACTAGAAACTAAATTATTTGATATCAATAATCTAAAAGATAACAATCAATTAACAGACAAAGATATAGAAAATAAAGCTAACTTTCTTAATGAGATTGATAGTTTAAAATCTGATGTTAATTCAATAAATAGTAATAAAGAAGAAATAAATTATTATGATAAAATAGGTGAAATTATATGCGATTATTATGAATTAAGAGATGAAAATAAAAATGAATATAATGAAACCAAAAATATTATTGATTGGTTATCTAAAAAAAAGCCTAAAAAGGATGATGAAATTAATTCTAGATCAAGGTTACTAAATAAATACTGTCAACGAGTAGAAGGTGTGAGAACAATAAAAGATGATGGTACAAACAGAATAAAATATTGTAAGGAATGTAATATTGAAAAAACATTAGACTTTGGTGAATCTACATTTGTTTGTACAATATGTGGTGACAGTGAAGAAATTATACTTGACGAAGACAAACAAATTAAGGAATATTCTCCTTATCAAAGAAAAAATCATTTCAAAGAATGGTTAAATCAATTTCAAGCAAAAGAATCTACAGAAATTCCTGAGAATATTTTTGTAGAAATAATTACTGAAATGAATAAAAATAGAATAAAAGATTTAAAATCACTAACAAGAGATAAAATGAAATTAATATTAAAAAAGTTGGGTCATAACAATCTATATGAACATATTCCATTCATAATAAATAAATTAACTGGTCTTGATCCACCTACAATAAGCAGAAATATTGAGATAAAGTTTATCGACATGTTTTCTAAAATTCAGGATCCTTGGGAAATATATAAACCTACAGGAAGAAAAAACTTTTTATCATATTCTTATGTATTACACAAATTTTGTCAGTTATTAGAATTGGATAATTTACTAAATAGTTTTCCTTTATTAAAATCAATTAAAAATTTAAAAGAACAAGAAGACGTTTGGGAAAAAATTTGTAAAAATTTAAAATGGGAATTTATTTCTTCAATATAGTAATATGAAAACCTTAAAAAACATATCTGTTATAATATTATTTGTAGGATTAACATTTCTTACATTTTATGTTACAAAGTCATATTATGTATTTAATGATATGAATTACAAAGAAATTGTTAATAAATTAATTGCAGAAGAGAAAAAGAGGACTATTGATAGTGAATTAGTAATACAAGATACTCTTCCTACTAATATGTTTGAAATAATGTTTAAAAAACCTTCTCCTTGGATGGGATATACAGACAAACTAACTAAAGATTTCAATAAAAAAGATAATGAAACTCAGAAAGAAATAACAGAATTAGAAAATGAAAGTATTGAAAATAAAAGAAAAATCATTGAAATAAATAATAAAATAGAAATTACAAATGAAATGATTAAAGAAAATAGAAAAGAAGAAGAAAAATTATTAAAAAAAGATAAAATATCTGAATCATTAATAATTGAAAAGATCACTAAATTACAGAAAAAACAGGAATTTATTATTGATGATATTAATTTCATAAAACCAGAATTAAAAGAATTAAATTCAATTGTATCAAAAACAGAACCTATTAAAAATAAATTAACTGAAAAAGAAATGATAGAATATCAAAGGAAGGTAATAAAAAGAAAACTTTTATATGATAAAATAAAAAGTAAATTTGATAGTTATCAAAATATTAAAAAAACATTATCAGAAATGAAAAGAACTAAATATAATCAAACAGAAAATGATTTGCAAAATAGTATAATTCTATTAGGTAAAAAGTTGTTTAATCAAAAATTAAAGCTAATAGCCGAACTAGCAAAAGTAAATAAAAAAATAGAGAAAAATAATAATAAAATAAAATCAATTAATTCGATCGTATCATTTAAAGTTAAATAAAAAACTTTATTGATTTTTATTTAAATAATTATTATGGTATTATAATATTATAATGTCCGTTGATCTACTAACAGAAGACACACTTTTACCAACTGCTCAAAATTTTGTTTGTATCAGTTTTTTACAAGATCCTACTAATAAAACAACATTATCAGGAATTAAAATTAGAGGAGTTTTTGATAAAATTAATGAAGCAGAAGAATATGCAAAAAAATTACAATCTTTTGATACTCTTCATAATATTTATGTTGGTGAAATGGGTAAATGGTTAGCATTTGATCCAGATCCTACTTCAAAAGAAGCAGGATCACCTGAATATGCTAACCAAGAACTAAATAAAATTATGAAAGCTCATATTGAATCTAGTGAGAAATCTAAAATTTTACATGAACAATATAAGAATCGTCAAGCTAGAGAAAATGTTGAAGAAACAATTAAAACATCAAATGAAAATAAAGAAATTATTAAAAAAGAACTATCAAGTACAGATGATTCTAGTAAAAAGGAAACATTAAAACAAAAATTAGGAGATATTGAGGAATCAATTAAAAGCTTGGAAAAGAAAAAGAAAGAATATGTAAAACAAGAGGAATTATGTAGTAAAGAACTAGATGGAAAAGATAATTCATCTAATAGCATTGATCTTTAATAAGAATCATCATCATCATTATTTTTGACTTTCTTCACATTAACCTTAAAATTATTTCTTTTTTTAGATAATATATCATTAGGATCAAATAACATTGGTCTTTTATTCCATTCAGGATCATAATATTTTTTATGATATTTATTAAATATTTTAGATCCCATTTTAAAATCAGGTACTTTTTTTGCTTTATACCAGAATACTTTATCAGTTATATTACTACTATGAATTCTGTTATCAATAACCATTACTCCATAATTTTGTGTTACTTCAGTAAAAACTTGTTTGAAAATATCAAATGATGGAAACATCCCTGCATAATGTTCATACAATCTTTTTTGGTTTGAAATAAAATCTTCTGCTAATAAGAAAATATAATCAAAATTACTTCTCATTTCAGGAGGTATACCTACAGCATACTGCATTGTTAAAATAAATGAAACATGGTGATGTCTACCATTAAAAAATAATTCAAGAATATTTTGGTCTTTTACCCATGTTCCTTTTGAACTCATACAATCGTCCATAACTAACATTATACGATCATCTTTCTCTTTTTTCCCTTCAGCCAGTTTATTTTTATTATCTTCATTACATTTAGCTTGTCTTTGATATATGTTTGTTAAAATATCTGTCTCAAAACTATTATAAATAAAACTATCTGCAATAAATTCTCCATAAAAACGATTTAATTTTTCTGTTCTACTAATAACAACTGCAGTAGGAAGACTTTTTTTATGATATAATATTTCTTTTGTCAAGTAACTTTTTCCTGACGCTCTTTTAGCAATCATCGCAATTGTAGCATGTTCGACCATTTTATCTATTCTAAATTTCTTTAGTCTTAATTGAGAACCTCCTGCACTCACATTTAAATGACTCATTAATTACAAACATTTAGAAAAAAATGTTTGTAATCATAAAACGAACTTTTAAAAGTTTCCTAAATCAGTAAATATAGTTTGTCCATCAATATTGACGGGTTTACTAAATGGCATTACAAATTGTAAACATGAAGGACTTTTATCATCTAAATGTAAACAAATAATACCAATTAAAGATGATGATAGTAAAGGAATTTTAACTTTATCAAATATTGACTTTCTTTTACAAGACTTGTCCATAGATTGAAATAAATAAACTAAAATAAATGTTCCAAATATAAAATATATAATTTTTTTCATTATAATAACACTAGAAAGAAAATTTAAAATAAATTATTATACGTATATAACAATTTTATC